TTTTTTATTTTTAATGATTTCAACCACTTAGCTAAGGCGATTCCGTAAGCCATTGATTTCATTCAAAAAGAAAGTGCTTTACATTTTTTCAAAAATAAGGTAGTATGATAATATGATGATGAACGAAGGAAATCTGATGACCGATCTCGAAAGCGAAATCCGCGTGATGATGACCCCCAAGGAAGAGGTGCTCCTGCTTCGGGTCCTGGCTAAGTTTGGCGCATACCGTGAGGGTGCTATCGTCAGTCTGATCTGCGGACGTCTGCGCGATATGGAGGCTTCTGGTCTGATGGATTGCCTCTACCCTGAGATCAAGGCTCCAGCTGCTGATCCAGAAGTTTTTTGATTTTTTGAAAAATAGTCCTTGACTTTTTTACCAATCCCGGTATAATCAGTAATGTGATGATGATAAAGGAAACGAAATATGACAGGTTGTGATATTGTTCTGAGTGATAGGCACGGCATCTATATTCCTCAGATGTTTGCTGAGAGCTTGGAAGGCAGTAAGTCTTGGGAAGGTTACGATCCAAAAGATGTAGAGATTCTCTTACGAGGTCCTAATGGTGTTTTCGTTAATGCGGTGTTGCAGGTCGACGGATACTGGGAAACCTGGCAGAACATCCTCGACAACGCATGTTATGTTGATCAAAAGGGTTTTCGCTGGCAGCTTCATCAAGACGGGGATCTCTTCGTTTATTGCTGGGAGCTTATGACTCAGGAAGAGAAAGAAAATCTCTTCAACGAGTCTTTTCCCCAGCTGGCGGCGGAAGACCAGAAGGAAGAAGACAACGAAACTCTAGAGCTTCTTCGTAAGTTAGATGCCAAGCTGGATTTGATTCTGGCGCGGTTCGATGGCGGTTCAATATGAAAAAGGAAGATAAGATGAAGCAGTTCCACATCGAGCGAGTCACTCAGATTCATGACTCCGACACAGGAAATCATTTTTACGTCGGACCGGACCGCGATGGTTTGTGCTGCGTTGAGATTCGCGATGTCTCGTCAAAAGGCGAGGTTGAGCAGAATATTCTTATGAGTAAGGATCAGGCTGTCCTCGTGGCTCGAGCCATCCTAGAGATGTATACCGGCGGAGTGTCCGGATACTATCTCGACGTCGGTCGGTAAGATTAATCTTTTTTAATAAAATACTCCTTGACTTTTTTTCAAAAACGCGCTATTATGAATTTATCAAGAGGAGATAGAGAGATGGTCACCAAAGATAGCCTCAGTAAGATGATCCAGGCAGCCAGCCCCGAAAAGCAGGCTCAGATCGTTGGGCGAGCCTGCCTGGTCCTGTTCAAGCGCCAGACGGAGTCCGAGCGCCAGACGAATTCGACGAACACCGAGAATTCCATCGGGTTCACTGGCTCGGACGCGAAGTGCGGTTCTCTTACCGCTAAGACGTTCTTGAAGCATAAGACGCTGCAGCCCTGGCAGGTGGAGCGTTGGCTCAAGGTTGATTGTCGCGGCACGATGCGCATCGCAAAATACTGGAAGCAGCTGGATGAGGCTGCTCGCGAGAAAGCTGCGGCTGCCGCGTAATTTTTCTAAAAAAAGTGCTTGACTTATTTTAAAAACTAGGCTAAGATACGTTATAAGGTTGAAACAGAAAGGAAACCTGAACAGTGGCTCATGAAATTGAATTCGTTAATGGTAAGGCTCAGATGGCTTACGCTGGGGATCTTCCCTGGCACGGTCTGGGCACTCGCGTCCCCGACGACCTGACTCCCGAGCAGATGCTCGAGGCTGCTGGTCTGAATTGGGAAGTTGAGAAGATCCCAGCTTTCGCCAAGGTTGGCGGTAAGAACGTCTCTGTGGATCGCTCGGCTCTTGTCCGTAAGACCGATAATAAGATTCTTGGCGTTGTGTCTAACGACTGGAATCCGGTGCAGAACTCCGAGGCTTTCGAGTTCTTCAACGACTTCATCGCCGAGGGTGATATGCAGATGCATACGGCAGGCAGCCTGAGGGACGGTCAGATCGTCTGGGGTTTGGCGAAGGTGAAGGATGGCTTCTCGCTGTTCGGTGGTGATGAGGTGGAATCCTACCTGCACTTCACGAATTTCCACCAGTATGGCTGCAGCACCGACGTTCGGTTCACTCCGATCCGCGTTGTCTGTAATAACACTCTTACGCTGTCGCTTAACACCAAGGTGGAGCGCATGGTGAAGATCTCCCACCGTCGTGAGTTCGATGGCGACAACGTCAAGCTGATGCTGGGCATCGCGGCTGAGAAGCTGGCAAAGTACAAGGAGATGGCTCAGTTCCTGGGTTCGAAGCGTTACACCAACGAGAGCGTGGTTGACTACTTCAAGCGTGTTTTCCCGGTTGCCGGTGGCGATAACGCTAAGAAGGAAATCAGCAAGAACGCCAACGTTGCCCTCGGCGTGCTTGATACGCAGCCTGGTGCCGAGTTCGCTCGTGGTTCCTGGTGGCAGGCGTTCAATACCGTCACCTACCTGACGGACCATCTGGCAGGTCGCACTGCCGACACCCGCCTGGCTTCGGCTTGGTACGGTTCGAACAAGATGCTCAAGACCAAGGCTCTTGAGACTGCGCTTGAGATGGCGGACGCCACTTGAGCCAATGATTACCTTGGGTGGGGAACGAAATTTCCCACCCATCGGTACGATGCCAACACCTTTGAAATGAAAGGAACGAAAATGACAACCAATACAATGAAGCCTGTGATTGTTGACGGACAAGTTATTCCGGATTATTTCGTTTGTCAGAATGGGGATATTTGGAGCACTAAGCGAGGCGATTATTTACGTAAACTTTCAGTTAAAGTTTCTGGCGATCCTTCTAAGTCTTTGTGCCCATACCCAAAAGTTGCCATCAGCATAAATGGTAAAAGCCACAAAAAATTGGCTCATAGAGTTGTTTGTGAAACTTTGCATAAGTTTCCAGTTCCACTTGGAGTGACCAAGTCAGAATGGAAACAGACGCCTGATTCAGTCAAAGCTTTGCTTCGAGGAGGATATCAAGTCAATCATATTGATCACGTTGTTGAGAACTATCATCCATCTAATCTAGAGTGGGTGACAGTTAAACAAAACGCGCAAAAGCGAGAAGAGCATAGAGTTTTGAATCGCCTTTGAAATAACCCTTGACTTTTTTTCAAAATGGGGTTATAATACGTTATAAGTCTGTAAAACACTCGAGGAGGATTCAATCGTATGGCTGTCGCCAAACTTAAATCGTCGAAACCTAAGAAGGTTCGTGCCGGTAAGACGGCGCAGCGCATCGCCGATCTAAAATATATGGGTGATGAGCCGGATGTCAAGGGTAAGATCGTCAACGATATCGATCTGACTCGAGTGTTCAACTGGTATAACTACATGTGCTCGCGCGTGGATGCGCGCGAATACGTCGAGGCGTATCTCAAAGTTAACAAGCGTAACGACGATCTCAAGACGCTTAAGCGAGTTCCCGAGACCTGGGTAAACCTACAGGCTGGTTGGCTCGCGCGCATCCTGACACGTGGTGGCATTCTGAACGATGCCTACATGGCGAAGCTTGAGCTGCGTATCAAGGAAATGTTCACCAAGGCAGGCTCTAAGACTGAGACGGCTGAGGGAGATAAGAAGCCCGAGCTGCCGAAGGTAAACGTTCAGGACCGTATCAAGGATAAGGTTTCGGAGTTTATCGGCGAGTTTGATGAAGCCATCGATAAGAGTGGCTGGACTCTGTCTATGTATGATTGGCTTCAGCAGAAGCAGATTCCTGCCAACCAGGCTAAGATCGTTGCGGAATTCTTTCGCCCGATCGCCGAGGAAGCTGCCTTGTTGATCAGCCGTAAGCCTGACGCTACGCTGAAGGAAGGTTTCTCGAGCTACACCTCGGCGCAGCTTAAGCAGCGTGCAGCGTTCTACGCCAGCATCCTGGCTGATTGTGATCGGCATGCTTCTAACAAGAAGCCTGTGATCCGTAAGAAGAAGGTTATCACTCCGGATAAGAAACTGAAGAGCTTCAAGTTTCAGCAAGAGAGTAAGGAATTCAAGGTAGTTTCGATCAACCCGGAAAAGGTTCTGGGTGCTGAGGAGCTCATTACGTTCAATGTCCGATACAAGACGCTTACGCACTTCGTAGCCGTAGGAAAGTCGGGTCTTGATGTTAAGGGTGCTACGATCCTGAATTACGATGAGGAGAAGAGCAAAACCT